CGTCGGTAAAACAACGCTAGGCGCGCAAGCCCCGAACCCCGTGTTCCTGCAAACTGAGGCCGGAGAAGGCACACTTGAGATCAACGCGTTCCCGCAGGTCAAAGATTTTGCCGAGGCGCTAGAGGCTATCGCGACTCTCATTGAGCACGAGCACGATTACGAAACACTCGTCATCGATAGTCTGGATCATCTCGAACCGATCATTTGGAAAGAGGTTTGTAAGACCCAAGGCATCGACTCGATCGAGAAACTTGGCTACGGCAAGGGCTACGTGTTCGCGCTCGATTATTGGCGCGAGCTCATGGCGGCGCTGAACGCGCTCCGCGCTAAAAAAGGCATGGCGGTCATCATGATTGCCCATACCCACATCCGTAAGTTTGAGTCGCCCGATAGCGACACCTACGACCGATACGAAATAAAACTTCACAACAAAGCGAGCGGCCTCGTGCAAGAGAGTGTCGATGCCGTGCTGTTCGCGAAGCATGTAGTGGTAACGAAGAAAGAAGACAAAGGCTTTGGACAAACGCGCGTGCGCGGCGTCAGTACTGGCGAGCGTGTGCTGTGCGCGAACGAGAAGCCTGGCTTTGTAGCGAAGAATCGCTACGGGCTACCCGACGAGATCGACCTTTCCTGGTCGGCATTCCAAGACGCAATAGCGACAGCAATCAACGGAGAAACGAAATGACGAGTTTTGCATTTGACGTAAGTAGCGCGCCCGAGGCGGCGCCCGCAACGAACAAGTACGCCCCCATTCCTGCGGGCGATTACAAGGCGATGATCACTGAAAGTGAAATGAAGCCAACGCGCGCTGGCACTGGCCAGTATCTGCAGTTGGTGTGGGAGATCATCGATGGTCAGCATGCTGATCGAAAGATCTGGGATCGATTGAATTTGGTCAACCCTAACCCGACGGCCGTGTCGATCGCACAGCAAGACCTCGCGTCGATCTGTCGCGCAGTTGGCGTGGACAAGATCAGCGACACGGAGGAGCTGCACTACAAGGAAGTGATGGTCACCGTGACGATCCGCAAAGGCGATAACGGCTACGAAGACTCGAACGAAATCAAAGCCTACGCCCCGGCCGGCCGCTCCGCGCCCGCCGCAGCGCCCGCAGCCCCTGCTGCTGTCGCGACTCCCGCTGCCGCCGCTCCTGCTGCGCCAGCCCCCGGCAAAAAACCCTGGGAGTAGGCGCATGGTTGCCCTGCCGGAAGAGCAGCACACCACCCTCAAGCTTGTTGAGCGAGCGACCGAGGAAGCGCAGGCCACCAATGGCGGTGGCCGAGCGCACCTTGGGGCAAGCCTGATCGGTGATGAGTGCCAGAGAAAGCTGTGGTTTATTTTTCGATGGGCCGCGCAAACCAAACATCCTGCTCGCCTGCTGCGTCTCTTTAATCGCGGCGCCCGTGAGGAGGAAGTGTTTAATTTTTTACTGCGCCAGGCTGGCCTGAATGTGTGGGACGTTGACCCGGACACGAATCAGCAATGGCGCGTAGAGGCCGTCGGTGGACACTTAGGCGGCTCGCTTGATGGCGTAGTGCAGGGGTTGGTTGAAGCGCCCAAGGCGCCGCACGTTAGCGAGCAAAAGACGCACAACGACAAGTCCTTCAAAAACGTGCGATCGAAGGGTGTGCAGGAATCAAAGCCTGAGCACTACGCGCAAATGCAGGTGTATATGCACCTCATGAACATCGACCGCGCGTTGTACCAGGCCGTGAATAAAAATGACGATGAGCTCTACTTTGAGCGCGTGAAGTACGACAAGCAGACCGCCGAGGGTTTGCTCGCAAAAGCAGAGCGAATCATTACGAGCGATCTACCGCCCGAGGGCATTAGTCACGATCCCGCGTTTTATAAGTGCAAGTGGTGCGACCAGAGCAACGTGTGCCACGGCAATCAAGTCCCGCAAGCCAATTGCAGGACGTGCTGTTTTTCAACGCCAGAGACGGACGGCGACGCACGCTGGTCATGCAGCAAGCACGGCAAAGACCTCAACCAAGAAGACCAGCGGCTCGGCTGCGATCAGCACTTGTTCATTCCTGCCCTGCTCACTAACTGGGCCGAATGCATTGATG